ACAACTGTCAATATAATTTGTTCTATCATTTTAAAAACAATCATTACATGGAGGATTCTCATGTTCTATTTCAGAATATGTTGTAATCCCCTTTTTATTTAAGTTGTCCATACTATAACCTTTACGAGAAGTATGTGCTAAGAATATACCGTTATTGTATTTCTGTGATCTATCAGGTATCATACCATCAATTGAAGATTGAGTTTGATATTGAGGGAACTTGTTTTGACCACGACCTGTCAATAGATAATCCTGAAGACGAGTCATGTAAAAGTCTGCTCTCTGTTTTTGAATTGTTCTAAGATACTTCATAGTTTCAATATCAACAGATGTTGCGTTTTCCATCATACCTTCAACAATACCTCTGTTCATTGTACGATACATCAATTGAGGGATACATTGGAAATATGCTTGCTGAATTAAAAATGGTTGAATATAATCATTTACCAAAGTTGTTTCATCTGCGTTAAATGTATTACCTGTTGACGATACTTGTGATAATAGATGATTATAGAATAATGTACCTAATATTGTTTGTAGGTCAATATCTTGAGCAATTTGAATCTCTGCCTTCAATACATCCATATCAACATTTTTATTAATGTTGGTAAAGTTCTTAAGTTTAGTTTCTGATATTAATAAAACACCCATTATATATTAGTTTAAATTTTTTTGATTCATTGTTTGTGACCCTGCTTCAACTGGTGTAACAGGTTTATCAATTACTGCTGGTTCATCTTTAACATCACCACCTACGAATAATGATAATGGTTTAATTTCAAACATGGTTGGAACACCAAACTTAAGACTTACCAATTTATTGAATGTAGGTAATAATGTATTTTGATATGGTTGAATAACCATCTTACGGAAATACTCAGAATGTTCTACAATCTCAGTACCACCACCTAATTTACCCGCTGTAGCAATACCAAACAACTCAGCAGAAGATACTCTATGTGCGGATAATATTGAACGGGTAATATCGTCATTAAGACTTTGATAATAGTTGTCATTGTCGTTACGAGGTATTTGTGTTATGACAGGAGATTGTTCCTGTGACTCATTGAATGAAATTATTGCTTGACCTGCGTTGTCTGTTCCACCATATTGATTTTCCAACGCTCTTACAAGGATACGTTGTTCTTCTTCGCCAGGGATACCGTTATTGTAATTAATCCATAATGAAGGAACCATACCTTTACGAAGGTTATTCATATGGAAGTTCTTAGCTTCAATATCTGTCTCAATACTTCTTTGTCCACCTGACCAATCAGGAATAGGATAATAAGTTAAAGATGGTTGATATGATTTGTAATAATATACTTGTGATGCGTCACCTTTTTCTTGATTAAAAGAAGGATATTCTTCAGGTGGGAATTTCTTCAAGTATCTCCAATCCGCTGAGTAGAAATAACTTTCAACTTCATCGTCGTCGTTTAATTTACCACTACGTACTCTACTAAAATCTAAGTGATAAATTTCAGCAATTGATTTTCTATCTTTTGACCATATTACATTAAGAGAAAAACCTCCAAACAACATAAAGTCTAATGAACATTTTCTCATTACCTCAGAAATGGTTTCTTTACCGTTAACAAGATTTACTGTAGCCATAGGGTTATTTAATGATACAATACCATCACCCATGATTTGGTTTACCTTTGAGGTAACTACCGCTTTATGTATAGCACAGTTGTCATACAGTTCAATAAAGTATTGAGGTAATAAATTATTCTCACCATAATAAACCCATGGACTACGTTGTAGTACTTCTGAATAAACTGGTACTGTTGCTCTATCAAACTTAATACTTTTAAACTGTGTTTTTTTTATTTCTTCACTCATAATTAATTTTCTATATATATGTAATTTTCATTAACTTCATTAGGAGAAATGTACTGTGTAAATGATGGACTTTCTTGTGTTCCTTCAAGTATAACAATACCTGTGAAAACCAATTCCGTTCCATTACCGTAAATATTTAATTGATATTCACCCAAGTAATTCAAATCTTGACCTGAATTTTGAAGGTTTAATATAATCTCACAATAACGAATGTTCTGTGCGAAGACCTGTGGGTCAGATGTACTAACCACATAACTCTTAACTTCCTTTGACATGATATGTGTAAACTCCAACGTATAACCACTAAACACTGTGTTTGAGTTATTGTTGATGTTCATTATCAATTCGTTTTGTTGTCCCTTGTTTAGATAAATCATATTCTTCTTATATAACTAAATATAAATATTTCCAACTTGAATTGGTATGGCATAAAAAAAGGGGACATAGGTCCCCCTTTAATTTATTAGATATAGAATATTCAGTCTTACGACCTACTATTGGTTTATCCTACGATTGTAACACCTGCGTAAACAGATGACAATGCTCCACTAATTACTCTTGCTGGTTCAGATTCTTGACCTGAAAAAATAAATTCAAAACCATTTCTATCACCAAACGCAGTACCTGTAGCAGCAGAACCACCACTTAAATACATTCCGTTTACTTGACCTAACAAGTATTGAACATCATTTTGGTCAATAGCAATAATTTGAATGTCATCATTTTGAGATAAGATTTTCAATTGGTTTCTCTTGTCTTGATCGTACTTGAAGAACACTGCGTTTAAAACTTGTTCAAAGAAGATAGTTCCGTTCTCAAATGACTTAGTCACATTTTGAGTTAAAGAACTTGTATTTCTCTTAAGTTCAAAACCGTATAGTACTGTACCCGCACTTGAAGTTGCACCAGTTACAGCACCTGAAGCGTTGTAAGTGTAACCTGTTGTAGTACCTGTACCACCAGCAATGTATATTTTCTTAATACCACCAATTCCATCAGAACAACCTAATTGAATCCCTGAAGATATAAAACACGGCATATTTTTTTATATTTAATTTCTTTTGTTTATGTTTTTAAAAAGGGGAGATAAACTCCCCTTTTAATATTGTTGATTTAGATTATGCTAAACCGTTAGTTGCGAAGTAAGCAGTTGAACCAAACTTAGCGATTGTTACACCGTAGTTGTAGTTTGCTCTCAAACGTAACTCATCAAAATCTTTTGAGTACCAGATAACTAATTTCTCGTGATCAGACAATAAGTCAAAACCAATTACGATGTACTCACGTGGTCCGATTACTACCGCGTTAGAACCATTCAAACCAATAGTTGGAACAACCTTTACGTTAGTAGAAGGGTGAGTTGCTTCTAACATTGAAGTAATATCAGTAGAACCGATATAGTTCATGAAGAAGTTAGCTTTCACTAATGCTTGTACATATAGACGGAAGTTACTGTAAGACATGAAAACAACTAAGTCTTCACGGCTCATTGCGTTGTCATCCAATGCGTTGATTAATTTATCAACTTCAGTGATTGGGTTACCATTTACACCGTAAGCTGCTACTGGTGAGAAAGTTGTACCTGAAGCAGATACCGCTACACCTGTTTGACCTGATGCGATCAAAGTCTTTAAACCATTGAAACAAGATGTTCCTGTGGTTGCTTGCCATAATTGTTGCTCAATTCTTTGTTGAATTTGTTTAACTTTTAAGTCAGCAATTTGTTGTTCAAACGGAACAGTCTCAGAAGTTTGACCTGGTGCCATTAACATTGATTGGTATGTATCATACAAATCTTTGTAACATAGTGCCTCATTGTACTTCTCAGGACAAGTTGTAATGTTTGATTGAGTGAAGGTAGTTGTACCTGATGGTGACCATCCGCAAGTACCGTCTTGGAAATACGCAGTTGAGTTTAAAAGGTTCAATGCTTGAGTACCTTTAACACCTAATCTTACGTTTGCGTAACGAGCAGTTGTACCACCGATTAACGCCTTTGAAAGTAATTCACCACCAACTTGGTCAACGTAACTACCGATTGATGCTACGTCATAAGCGAATTGTTCTTTTGATAAAATTTTCATAATTCTTTTATTTTGTTTTTATTTGTTATTTTTTCTTAATTCAGCAATCATAGCCAATTTAGACTCCATTGCGTCATCATTATTTGTTGATTTATTAAAATCTGTTTTACCATTAGCAATCTTTTTTGCTGCTGGTTCTTTTTTGAATGCTGAGAATTGAGATTCAACTTCAGACATTTTTTCTTCCATGTTAGACATTTTCTCAGACATTTTCTTTACAAAGTCTTTTAACATTTCTAACATTTCTACTTCAATTATTGGTTCATCAGATACTTTTGCTTTAGGTTCTCCATCTGGCATTGGTTCTCCGTAACCATCTTCTCCCATTTTTTCTTCAACTGCTACGATTACACCTTCTTTAGTTTCAACTTTAGTTCCGTCCTCAAGTTCGTGTCTTCCGTCTGGAGCAGGTATTTCTGCGTCAGGGGTAATAACCACAACTTTAGCACCTTCTACTAAACCGTCACCTTCAACCTTAATCTCAGTTCCGTCAATTAACTTTGCTGATACAAAAATCTGTTTTACTGATTTAATTTCACCGCCTTCTACTTCAATGTTGAAATTCTCAACAAGTCTGTAAGAACCATCTTCTAAAGCAACTTGCTCAAACTCTTCGTTGATTTTTACAATCTTCTCACCAGCTTCTAATTTAGACGCTTGTAAAATTGTATTGTCTTCAAGTTTGAACGATGCCATAACAGATTCGTCAGCCATAAAACCAAATTGTACCATCAATTTTTTAATTTCAGCAATTGCTGTTTTTGATTTAGACATATTTGTTTTTGTTTTAATTTATTATTATCTCTATTAGTAAATATAGATTTGTATATATATTACCAATTTATTTTAATCTTCAATATTTTTTAATATCTGTGCTACCTTTTGAAGGAACATTTCTTCTCTACAGAATGACGCAACCTCCTCAAAATAACCTGAAACACTGAATCCATTTAGTTTACCTTGTTTTATTGATTCCCATACCTTTGGGTTTCTAACTTTCATAGATACAAACCATGTACCGATTGGAAGTTCACCATAACCATAGTCAGTTGATTTATCGTTCTCAGACTCTTTAATCCAAGACTCAACAACATATACATCCGATACCGCTTTACCGTTATGGTTCTCATCGTTGTTGTCTATGTACTTGTTTCTCATGTATTTCTCAGCAATCATCTTGATTGTCTCAGAACTAAAATAAACATAGTATGGGTTTCCCTTTAAATCCTTACGGAATATTCTAAGGTCAGGAATCATCGCTGGTCCAATTACAATTTTCTTCTCATCATCAGTTTGGAACTTTTGTTTTGACATTTTCTCTCTGTCAATTGATTTGATTTTAGACTCTGCCCAACTTAGTGCTGTCTTACCACCCCAACTATCATACATTAACTTACCACAACCATCACCATATCCTTTTGAACTATCTAAGTCTACTTCATGTCTTGATAAGTAACTGTACATTCTACGGATTGTCTCTTCTGAGATTGGTTCACCTTTAGCAAGTTGGTTAGCTCTTTGTTTCCCAACATCTGTTCCACAAGAACCCCAACCATTTTCTTCCACATATTTTAATACCGCCTTAGCGTTATTCTTAACTGATTCAGGATAGTCTGAATGACTCTCAAACATTGTTGGAGGAGTTAATGACTTTGATGTGATAGAATTATCGTAACCACACTTATGACAAACATAAGGGTCTTTACCACCATCTTTCATCTCCCATTCCCATCCACATTCTTTACAGTTAACAGTCTTTCCTGAAACGCCAGGATCAACATATCCACCAATACCACCTGTCTCATAACCCATATCTTCTTGAGTTATTGGACCACCAACAACCCATGCGTCACAAGTTCTTGCTCCCGCACATTTAAAATCAAATGCCTCACAATAACCTATGTTTGCTGCTTGTATAGTATCTAATTCATTAACATCATTTATACCATCCGCAATACACTGTAACATACTTGGTGTCTTAACAAAGAACGCACAGTTTCCACATAATGCTTTCTTTGCTGATTCAACATCACCACCAAACATATCCGCCTTCTTCTTCCAATAATCCTCATTTGGTTCATTTGGATTTAATGGACCATAGTGTGCCTCATCAATTGCTCTTTGTCTATTCTTTAAATTTGTTTCAACATCTTGTGTAGCAATTGGACAACCCTCCTCAAATTTCTCTTTTGACAATCCCAAGTTTCTCACTGTTGAAGGTGATGGGTTTGCTGCTGTCTTAGAGGTTACAGTTGAAGGTTGTTCCATACCTAATACTCTTGTATCAGGAATCATATCTGTTGGGAATCCACCCACAGTTACCTTACCTTTATTTACTGACGCCTTGTTTACAATTGTAGCATCTTTCTTATACTCAATCCTTGCCCATACATGACGACAATTAAATCCACCTCTCCATACTAACGCAGAGTCACCAAAGTCATTACGAGTTTGTTCCATGTCTTCAATTCTCCACACATAGTTTCTATTGATTAATGTCTTACAAAAATCTCTTGTAGTTTTGATGATTGGATTTTGTGATATATTAGGATTCAAGATATATTTGTATCTTACGTTATATTCTTCTTCATCCTCTTCTGAAGGTGCGTTTGGACTTGTAGATACAAATCCACTCTTACCAACAATTTCAATCTTATTTACCACCCAACCTTCGTTGAATAGTTCTTGTTCGTCTTGTGCTTTCTCAACTAATTTTTGAATATACTTCTCATCTTCACCATCAGGGATGTGAAACTCATGTTCCTTCTCTTTGTTAAAATACATCCAATTAACTTCAATCGCGGGTTGATCCACTAAACTAATTGAGTCTATACCAGACAATTCGTCGTCTTCTTCTATTTTAAGTTCAAATACTTTATCGTTCTTTATCATATACTATTAAATATAAATTTTATAGAGTTGAAAGGTCTTTAAGACGGGCTTGTTTCTCCGCCTCTGTAGTTAACTCATTTGAAACCACATAAGTCTTCATTATTACAGGTGATTTATCCTGTGCTGGTTGTGATAAACTTGGCATATCAGGTCTTGTTGTAAGTGCGTTACCAAATGATGTTCCACCACCCATTTGATTTAAATTGGATAGTAATGGACCAAACATGGTCACAGCACCTCTTGTCATGATAGCCTCACCTTGTTCAGCCTCAATTAAGGTTCCACCCTGTGCGTGTCTTAAACCACCAATCATACCACCATCAGCATAGTTTCTACCAAGGTTTGGTGCTGCTGATTGTCCACCACCTCCTATTTTACCAATATCTTTAGGACTAACTCCTAATAATGATTTGAATTGTGATATTGCTGTAGCAACTAATGCTAAGGTTGATGCGACCGCAATTAAGTTGGTTGGGAAACCTTTACCAATATCCTTACCTAAACCTTTGAATGATTCAGCAAGTGCTAGTGCTGTTGCCGCAAGTGCTGCTGCTTGTTGTACTTTTATTAAGATTATACCCGCTGCGGTCTCAGCTCCAATTGCTTGTGCTGCTTGACCTGCTGCGTCTGACAACATTTGAGTGGCCATTACATTCTTTTCCTTGGCAGCAACCAATTCATTCTGTAACGCCTTACTTCTTGATGCATAGTCTGCCTCACTTATAATACCTTTCTTATATGCTTCATCTAATTTAACCTGTGCGTTGTCAATTGTTGTTACAACATTGTCAAAACTATTCTTATTGTTTTCAAAGAATCTTGTTAAACCAGCATCCAACTTATTTAAAAAGTCTGTACCTAATACTTTGGTGGTTGCGTTTAAAACCTCTTGAGATACATTATCTGTAAACTCTTTTAGTTTCTTTGCTGCTTCTTGAGTTGATAATCCTTGTTTCTCAACTAATTCATCTAATTGTTTTTTATACGCAACAATCTTATCATCACCACCTTTCTTAATTGTATCTAATTCTTTAACTAAACCTTCTTTCTGTGCTGCAAGTTTCTGATCTTCAAGTGCTTTGTTTACTTCAATAAGTGCAAGGTTAATCTCTTTTTGTTTCTGTATTTTTTCCTTCTCCTTATCTTGAATTGTCTTGTCTCTTGTTTCCTTATCTTTTACGTACTCAGAATCTAATTTGTTTCTTTCTGCAAGTAATGCCTTATACTCATTTGAACCTTGTTTTTCGGTCTTAAGTAAATCGTTAATTCTTTGTTTCTCTCTTATAAGTTCATTATCCTTAAATACTTGTTCGTCCTTTAACGCTTGAATCTCATCCTTAGACTTTTTACGTCTTGCCTCAGCAAGTTCATCCTCAGATTGTTGAAGACTTTCATTTGAGTTAATTCTATCTTGTGCTGCTTTCTTGGCCGCATCTGCAGTTTCTTTTGTGGCCTTAGCGTTCTCCTTTTGAGTCTTAGTCATCTTAGCAGCACCCTTCTCAAAGTTCTTTTGATTTTGTTCAAAGTTCTCACCAAACTTAGTTACCGATTCTTTTGCTGATTCCCATGCTCCTTTAAAGTCACCTTTAATAAGTTTCATTACCGCTTGACCTAATTTACCTAAAGATTGGAATACTGAGAAGACCGCTGAGTAAACATTCTTAAACGCATCTGTTACAAATGGTAACGCTTTAAGACCTAATTCTAATATTAAATCTAATAATGGTTGTGCCATCTCAACAATACCACCAAATATTTTCTCCATACCAATCAACAAAGGTTCAAGTTTCTTTAAAGAACCTTCTGTCTGACTGAACGCAGCAACCAATCCACCGATTAAACTAACCAATAGACCAATACCTGCAGCTTTAAATGCTGCACCAAATGACTTGGTTGCAAGTTCAACTTTTTTGATTGCACCACCCAATACACCCAAAGGACCTGGTGCATTCTCAAGTAAACCTTTAAAGTCTTCACTTGATTGACCAGCAGACTGTAAAGCATCCTCAACATCACGAATATCATTCTTGATTTTGTTCCATTCAGCAGTACCAGCAGCAACATCTTTAAGTTGCATCTTGAGTGCCTTTAAGTTCTTGGTGCTCTCAACTATATTACCTTTTACGTCTAATTCTATTTCTACCTTCTTAGCCATATATTAATTCATTTTTTGTCTCTTGAAACATATGTTCCAATAATGGTTTATTACCAACCAATTGTTTAATTGAACTAAAATCTATCTCCTCTATTTCTAAAGAATTAATTTCAGGTAATTCAATCTTATCTTCTATTTCTAATTTCATATAATTCTATTTTATAAACATCCACCGTCTAATGTACCATTGAAACTAATGTAACTTCTTGATTGTGTTGGACTTGGTAATTGGAACCAATCTGTTGTTACACTATTTGTATCACACCACGCACCTTGTATTGGGCCAGGACTAAAGTCTGTTGGTAATACTGTATTATATGCGTTTGCGTAACAGAATGGACCTGATGTATTTTCTACAGTATAGTAGTAATAATAACCTGGTGTACCATTAAACATTTGAACTGATGTTGTACTTCCTACAGCAGTTAAAACAGCACTTTCAGTGTATATAACATTATCAGGTGATTGATATAATGTCATTCTAGCATTTCTTTCAATCATACCATTTAACCTTAATTCTATACTATACTGTGTTGCAGTAGGAGTAGGTGTCGGAGGAGGAGGTGGTGAACATGAATTACCACAGTTTGTTACAGTAAACACTGCAACATCCGCAAATGGGATACCTGGTGCAATTGAACTACACAATAAACAGTTCGTTAATACCACTGTTCCCGTACTTCCAATAAATTGATAAGTTGAACCTGATGACATAGTATATTTAATCCAACCTGTATCCGTTACGTTCAACGTAGCACCTGTTGTATATGGTGGTGATGTAGGTGTCGGTGTCGGAGTAGGTGTAACCGTTGGTGGAGGTGGTGTAGGTGTAGGAGTCGGAGTTGGTGTCGGAGGTGGGGTTACTGTAAGAACAACTGATTGACATACAGGATATACCGCTCTATGACCGATAAATCTAATCTCAAAATTGTAAGTACCTGTAGTAAATGATGTT